AAATATAACAAAACAAGAATCACTACCTGCCAAAGCAGTTGTAAAAGTTATTTGAGATCCTGCTACTGTATAATCAGTTGTAGGTTTTTGACGCACTCCGTTGCGAAGAACTGCGATATCTTCTGGCACAGCTACACTTGTTGATAGTGCATATGCAGAAGAACCATCACCTGATATTGTTTGAACAGATGTACTGCTTGTAAAGTCTTTTGTTACTGGATTACCAATATACGCCATATTACTCCTATGTGCTTATGCTATCTATAAAAGATACCCACACGTTTAAACTATTTGCTGTGTCTGCTTTTGCTTTTAAAACATCACCATTCTGAAGCACAATTTTTGCGCCCCCATCAATTAACTCGATAGAACCACCCGCTGGTATGGGTACGTTCTTAACTATATAAGAATCAGCTGAACCGCCACTAGCACTTGATGTTATGTAAACATCAGCTTTGATAGTAGCATTTAGAATGTTTGCCAATCTAATTCCTATAATAGCATCATCAGAGTTTGAAGTGATAATAGTTCTAGCCGCTGTACCAATGGCTACGTCACCACTAGACTCAGATGCTACAGCTCTTTCAAAATCTTGTGCCATCTATTCCTCCTTACAATGCCACAGCTAAAGCTATAGCGAATCCTTTCGTTGCTGATGCACCAACATCTACACCGTTTACAGTTGATACTTGTAGATCAGCTAATGCATTAGTTACAGCTGAACCATCACAAGATATAAAAGCATCTCTTGCCGCTGGAACTGTAAATGTTGTGCCACTACCTACAGTAAAAATTAAACTGTTGGCAGTATTGTTTTGTACTAAGTATACGTTTTCACGCGCTGGTATAGTTACTGTACAAGTGCCCCCTGGTGAACCAGTGAAATTAAGGACAAAATTTCTTCCGTCTTCATCTGCATAAGATGTAGGGTTACTTGTAAATGTTAGAGTATGTGACGTTCCAGATAAATTAACGGTTGCAAAACCAGTTATTTTATTCTCTAAACGTTTTAAGTTGTCATTAGTTTGATCACCCCAGGTTCCATCGTTTTCACCTGTGGTCATTAAACGTATGTTTAAACCACCACTACTCCAAGTAGATGCCATTAACTAATCCTTATAATTGCGTTGCTTGCGTTAGCTGTTGGAAATTCAACAGTAAAAGTACCATTAGAAACCGAATAGTCTGCACCAAAATCTAATACCATTACGGCTTTATTAGATGCTGATGTATTGTAAATTATGCAACCTCTTGTAGTAAATGTAGCACTTGACCATGATGTGTTTGCAAAATCACAAACAGCTGTGTTACTATCTAATACTGGAGTAACACTTACTAAAGTATTTCCTCCTGTAGTATATCCACTTCCGTTTGCGAGTTCGTCACTGTTTCCTGTGACCACAGAATAGTTTGTTGTGCCAGCATTGTATGTACCAGATTGCGATGCGTTTGCTTTAATAAGAGCTATCTTGAAAGTGTGTCCAGAACTTGCTGTGAAGTTGTGAGTGCCTACTAAGATTTCCTGTTTAAAGCTATTTGCGATTGCTGATGTAATAGCCATGCTTATTGTCCTCTCGTCATTGTTTTTAGTTCACCATTGCGAAACTCATCATTTCGCATTCTTACTTGTTCCTCATTTGCTAGCGTCTGTAAAGCACGACTATAATAGCCGTTCCACATTTCTATCTGTTGAGGAATCTCTTTCATAAAAGCTACTGCTTCTATTAATGATCCATACAGAAGAGCATCTGGGGCTCTATCACCTAGATAAGTATTTTGATTACCTGATGATATTCCTGGAACTCTCATAGTATACCCTATTTCAACCGTTGTTGCAAGGGATGGAGTTGGTCCAAATAAGAAATTTGTTTGCCTGTTACTGCTGGTGTAAGCAGTACCAGTTTGATTTAAAGCATAGAATCTTATGACTCCAGCTTTACTATTATCTGTAGGATTCTTTGTAAATTCTTTAATAAAGGTTTCATCTTTTTCTAATAAGAAATCACCATTTTGTATACGTAAATATCTAGGAACTACTAGGTCTTCGGGCACAGCAACTGTTGAAGAATACTGACTAACAGATAAGTTTGCTACTTTTCTAAATGCTGTAAGATCTACTTCTTTAGCAATCCTAAGCTCTGCTAGTTCTATACATACTTCTATAGGAGCTTTACCAGAACCCGTAGCTGTAGTAAAAGAAGTTGCAGAATTTTCTAGAAAATCCTGAATGCCTTGTTTTAATTGATTAAATGTTAAACCCATATATTATGTGCCCCAAACGTTTTGACCCCAAGATTGAGCACCCCAACCTTGATCATCAATAGCAATGCTTATTGTACCATGAGCTGATGTTAAAGACAACCCACCTACGTCTTCTTCTGTGCTAATATTTATAGTACCAATTCCAGTTGCAGTTGCTGGGCTTGTTACAGCTAACTGAGAACTAGCTTGGAAAGTTAATGATCCAATACCAGAAGATAATGGTTGACCAACAGGAACTTCTGTAAAGTTAAAGTTTAATCCCGTGCCCCCATGAGCTGAGGAAGAAGATTGCCCTGTTAGTATTACATTAGAACTAGCACTAAATGTTGGACTTGTAAATGCAGAAGATAAACCTAAACCGTCTGCTTCTTCAAGAACACTAATGTTTGGTAATGTAAATGCTGTTTGTAATAATTGTGAATCTGCATTTTCTGCTGTAGCAATATTAACAGAACCACGTGCAGAAGATGCTGCTATACCTGTGGCAGTAACACCTGTAGCGATTATTGGTAAAGTAAATAAAGCTCGTAATAAACTTGGGCTCTCTGCAACTTCTGCTACATTAATATTGACAGTACCAACTGCTGAAACTGTACTAGGTGTGCCTCTGCCAAATAAAGAACCTAACTTGACTGTAGTTAAATCTACATCAGCATCTGGTCTTGGATTGTATAATGAAGTTGCTTCTGGTCCTAACTTGGGTGGAGTTAGTTGTGGGTGTTTGGGCTCCCAATCTTTTTTGTGAACTCGAAGCCCATTCCACTCTGTTCGCGCATCTTTGTATCGTATCTTCCTGCCTGAACGATCATCTATCAGATATGCATGTTTACCTGAAGCTCTTTTAGCCATCGTTCTTAGTACCCGCGAATCTTAGGTTGTATATAAAAACTTGCTCTTTCTCTATCCTCTTCTTTTGCAAACTCCCACTCTTCATTGTATATACCTTTTAGTTCTGCTCTTCTTGTTGCATCAACTTTATCTGGATTCTTATTTGCTAATTCAAAAGCTAATCCACTAATTAATGCAGGAAGATATCTTCTAGGTATATCTGGATTTTCTGTATAGGTATCTGTTATATCTTGTGGATACCTAATAGTCCAACAATGTAACTTGTAATAAGTTTTATCTGGAACTGGGAATAAATAAATTTTGTGATTGGCTACGCCTGTGCTATTATATTGACTATTTCTTTCAACAGCAAATTGTACAGGTTTACCACTAGTTGTTTTGTTTGGATAGTTAAGATACTCTGCTAAACTAATTCTTTCACACTCTGTATCAGTTACTGGTGATGAGTTAGTGTCTCTAGTAGAAGCATCAAGAATATCTAAATATTGATTAGCTCCTAAATCTACAGTAGCTGAATCTTTAGTTAGAGTTAGAGTAGTTAAATCTAATGTAAATAAATTTACACCTTCATTAACCCATTTAGTTAATAATAAATTTAAAGACCGTCTTGCTGTTACTAAATCATATCCTGATTTAACATCGAAGCCTACTCTTTCGTAGGCTTCTTGTATAATCTCAGCAACGTCTAAATTGAACGTATGTGTGCCAGATGTTGCCATTAGTTAGCGTAATGTTTAATCCACTCCATTTTAATGAAGATAGTATCTCCAGCTGTTCTTGCTGGATTTAATATTATAACATCACCACTAAAGTTAGTGACTTCTTTATCTGCAGCTGTTGGTGATATCCCACCTATAGAACTAAAGTCGTAATCATCGTACCCATTTAAAACTATGAATGGTATATTAGTTTGAGCATCCCACTGCATTTCTACAGCATCTGCATTATCAGTTACCTGAACATTAAAATAAACTTTGTTTAAAGATAGGTGTGTACATTCTTTGCCATTATTTTTAGCAAGGGCTGATACATCTATAGTTAAGGTTTGTGCACCAGTAGCATCTGCTGCAGTTATCACGTATTGATTTAATAGTTTTCTAGCACCATCTAAATATGTTACTAAAGCCATGTCGTATTCTCCTTTTTAAGGGTGGGGTCATTACACCCCACCACCGAGTTAATAGTTAATTATTAGTCGCTTTCAATACCTGTGTCAGCAACTGAATATGTGAAGACACCAGTAGTAGTTCCACCAGTAGCAGCAGATGATCCTTGGTTAGCTGTAACAGTAACTGGACCTCCTGATGTGCCTGCTGATGTAACTAAAGCACCATTAGCTCCCACTAATGTACCTTTAGTATCTGCATCAACTTCATTGAAAAATCCGTCAGGATCAACTGCAGTTCCGATATCAACAGTTGGGTTAGTACCACCTGTTGCTCCACCGAGACTTAAAAAAGAAATGGGAATTGCTCCTCCTGGTAAAACAAAAGTTTCACCAGCTGATGCTGATTCTCCGATTCTTACTGCAACTGCTCCCGCACCCACAGGGTTGAATGAAATTATTTCAGACAATACGACAACACCTGGTGTTGCTTTGCCTTTGCCTGCTCCGCCGTTTGATCTAACGACTCCTTGAAATGTAGTTCTTGCCATTGTTTATTCCTCTCGTAATCTAGCTATGCTAGTCAATGTTAATAGTTGGAAGGGGGCACTAAGCCCCCAACCTATAAGTTTATTAGGCTCCTTGGTTACCGTAGACAGCTCTCCAGTCAGAGAATCCAAATGAATATCTCTCTCTGGCTTTGTATCTTACGTTACCTGTTTCAAAGTCACCTTCCATTTTAGTTGTTAATGCAGCTCTATTGAACATCTTTGTTCCGTTAGGACAGTCAGTTCTAATAAAGAAAGCATCGGTATCATTAAACCTGTGGTTAATGAAGTAACCACCTGGTAACATACCCATGTTGTTGATTGCATTAATATCGTTATCAGCAGTACCGACTCTGTTTGGAGACTTCATAAGTCTCTCAGCGACAAATACTAACTGTCTTGGAATGTGCAATGTTTTACCAGTAATTGCAGCTGGCACGCCTTTGTCATCTGTAAATCCAGCAATGTCAATCAATGCTGTTTCTAAAGATGTCTCAGACAAGTCAGCGTAAGTTGCTGGTCTGTTGGACCCAGTGCTACCGTTTTGTAATGGGTGTGCATTAGATACTAATGGTTGACCATCACCGCCTGTGAAGTTTCCGTCAAAGGCATTGTTATAAACGTTAGACGCTGTTAATTGCTTTGCAGAAGCCATTGCTCTTGCTAAAGCTTTGGTTAGTCTGGTTGACAACTTATCATATAAGTTATCTTCCATAGCTTCCTCAGTTAATGAGAATGCTAATGCAACTGTTTTGTGAGTGTATCGTGATACATATCCTTCACCTGTTTCAGCGTAAGATACTGGTGCACCTTCGAATTTCTCACCTGCATTACCAAAGCCTGGGAAGAGTACTTCTTCTTCAAATGCTCTGTTTGATGTTTCCTCATCGAACAAGACGGTATGCTCATTTTCGTATCTGTCATATTCAGTACCAAAAATAGCATTAAGACCTGGCTCAAGTTCTTTGAGGATTTGTGCTCTAGTTATAGCCATAGTTTATCCTCCTATATACCTGCGACACCAGTGCCGCCTAGTCCATATTGATGAGTATTGATTTTCACCAAAATGTCCATTGTTGTTCCTGTTGCTGTGTAAGTATCATCAGCTGCAGCACTACCTAATATAGATAATGGGAAACCTGCGTTTCCTGTATTCACTGTTGATGAGTCTGCAACAAGACCTGATTTATGTGTGATTGCTGATCCTGTTGGATTAGCAACGATG